ATCCACGCCCCATTCATCGGATTTACCCGACCATCCACCCTGGTCTGGTCTGTGCGCACAGATGTCAACTTCCCACCCTGTTTCAACGGAGATTCACGAACGTTCATGCGCCCTCGGTTAGCCATACGGTTCTCCTGTCCTCTTCTATCTTCCGGTCTGAAACCATACTTCATCAACGCCTCGTTATCTCTCACCGCTGAAGCTTGGACAGCTGCAGAATTCTCGTACGCGCCGTGGAAGCTGTGAATACCAGGTTGAGGGTTATCCATGTGGGCAAACATCCCGTCGTTCAGGTCACTCTTATTTCTTGTCGGTTCCTGGGCGATTGTCATCGCCGAGGTCAATCGCTTCGGAGGGGCGTTTTGCAACCCATCCGTGCGCATCCCCGTCTCCGACCTGTTCGTCGTACGCTTGGTCTTCTCGTGTTCTTGTCTCGGGGTGATGGCACTCATGCCTTGCGCACGTCCACGCGCCGTCGGGTGACGATCGTAGAGGTCAGTGGTGCGCTCTGGTCTGTTCTTCGCGACTTCACCAACAATACCCCGGCGACCACCCATGGTATCGGAACCGTGGTTCGTGCGTCCAGGAAGTTGCGTGAGCTTGTATTCACCAACATTCGTTGGCATCACGCGGTACAGTTGTTGGAAACCACCAACGGCGGGCACATCAGCACTGACACCAAGACCCGGACCAACCATCTGCTTCTCCACGGGAGAGAGATTATTCATTCTGCCCTGGTCATAAAAACGGTCGCGCATGTCCAAGACTTCACCTCCTGAGGTACGTCTTTGTGGTGCGATTTCACCAAAACTGGGCATTTCCTGTTTGTTCACATAGTCAAGAGAATCGACGCCTCTCGCGGCGCCGTAGTTGAATTCAAAATCATCCTCGGTCTCATCAACTTGAATCATGGTGTTGGGTTTCGCTGGGGGGGTTTTAGGAACAAACTTCGGAGCTTCCTGTTCCTGTTTACTCAAAACCTTCCCTGCGTACACCAACGCCGCGACGGCTGCAATGGAAATGGGGTCTGCCATTCTTACTGTTTACTTGATATTATTTTTATATCGCTGCGCGAACAATTCATTTTGAACATCCGCACGCGTGCTGCTCGGTTCATATTCCATGGTGCGGAGGGGGACTTTGCACGTCATGTCATTGAGCGGGAACAAATTCTTTTCATACGTCATCACCAATGGCTTGTTGAAACGGGACGTGCTCTGGGGTCGCAACTGGTCGGAGGTATCGATGTATTGCGCCGGAGAGCCCTTACCAGCCATCAACGGCGCCGTGCCGTAAAGCATCGTGTTCGGTCGTCCACCATCGGCGTAGTTCAAAGTGCTCGGCTGGGGGTACACGAAAACATCTTCCGTCGCACGTCTCGCCGGGATAGCACCTGTGTTTTCGACAATAGAAAGTCCAGGTTGAAGTTGATACGCCATTGTATATTAATAGTAGTGGAGAAAATCATCTTACGTCACCGGCGGTGGACAATCCTCTAAAAGCCCCCAATTGCGCCCCTCTGGCGTTGGGATTACACACGGACATATCACCAGATTTGCACATCGGACCGAATTTTGCGCCATAGAGCCATTCCGCATACGCCGTCTGGTCGCCTGGAATAGACGTCACGGGCATGGACACAAATTGACGAGCAGAGGCATTCTTTTGGAATTCAGGCATAGCCGTTCTGGAACGACCACCATCGTACTGCACTCGGTCTTCGCCAAAATACTTGACATATCCTTTCACCGTGGGGTAGAAACACGCTGATTCACGTTCTGGGTTATCGGTGATATCAGTCAACAAGACATTTCCATACGGATTGTCTTCATTGGGCATTTGGCACGAGTTTCCTGAGTATTGTTCACTGTTCGTCGGGCGCCCAACACCTCCCTTGACCATGTTCGAGCGATACATCACGACGAGAACACCGAGGACTGTGATACCGAGCACAAAGATACGAGGGTCGCGGCGAATCAAATAGATGATACACGAGGCATAAATAATAAATCGAGACGCGGCGTTAATACGGTCGGCTGGGGTCTGAGCGTTTGTCGGCCAAAATTCTAAAACCTTGTCCGAGCGGACCAACTCTTTGAAATCTTCAAACCAGGGTTTCATTTAATATAACAAGAGGTTTATTTTTTCAACATACCACCTAACATCTTCATGAGCGCGTCAGGGTTGATACCACCGGCACCACCTTCAGCCTCCATCTTGGTCGCACAATCTTGGGCCAGGCTTTCAATCGCAGAGAGCGTGTCCGCGGGGATAGATGTGATAGTCACACCAATCATGTACAAGGTTTGCAAATATTGGAAAATCGCACCACGCGTGGCCTGGCTCGCCTTTTCCCAGTTTGCCTTCATGTTCATGTCTTTCAAGAAACCAATGTCCTCATCCAACAACGTGACGTCCTGCTGAGAAACACGATCGGCATACGGGCCCATACCGACCATGTAGGTTTCAACAATTTTACGGGGGTTACTCTTTCGGAGCAGGTCAAATGATGTCTCAAACTTCTTAATACCCTTTTCATCGGGGAACGCCTTACGGAGCTCCCCGATGAAGTTTCCCATCATTTCGTTAAACGCCGAAACAGAAGCCATTTATATTATTATCTTTTAAAATCTTTAAGCATTTAGAAAGGTTCCGTTGAAATGGTCTCACGTTGACCCAATCCATTGGATACGATGAAATAAATCAAAATCGCGTTGAGCGCCGCGGGCTTCGTGTACTGAGCCAGCTGTAACTTACCTTCGTTATTGAGTTGCGCCTTCATGTGAATGTAGCCCGCCGTAATCGCAGCACCCACGAGAGCGGCACTGAACGGGTCTCTGAGGTAATCACTGAGTTCCATTATTATAGTATAGTGAGGTTTTCTTTTTAACGACGTCTATCTGGGGCATCGCCAAACAAAACACCGTCATCTTCCTCCTGTGGTTGCTCCTGCGGCTGCGGCTGTGGCTGCGGCTGCGGCAACTCATCTTCCGCTGGAACATTGGGGATTGTTTTAAACTCATTCTCCAATCCCGTGGGCCCTTCTTCCATCTCGGGTGCCTCGGGTGCCTCGGGTGCCTGAACCTCTTCTTCTGGCTGCTCCTCCATGACCGGTACAGGTTCCTCGTCGTAGACCTCGGGGTCTTCTGTATCTGTGGGGTCGGAGAGGTCGATGTTCTTCTCAGGGTCAGTGTTTGTCATGTACGTTTGCAAAATTTGTTGTACCGGGATGAGTTCCTTCACGGACACTTCAATGCATTGGGTAAATCGCGTCCTCAAAGTTTCGTCTCTGACGTATTCACTCTGCTCCTCGTGATACACATAGGGGTCTTTATATAAGTCCTTGGCACACGTATTATAGCACGTTTGAATAAAGACTTCATTTGTCGGAAGCTTCAAACTAATCCTCTGACCATCGGACTTCAAACGAACAGAACTCAAAATCTTCGTACACGCCACGAACACGGCCGCCAACAAGTCACCGAACCACGCACACCGGTTGGTGATGTTATCTGCGTGTTGCTTGGACATCGTATCCGACCAGTTGGGGACATCTTTCAACAATTTTTGAAATTGAATGAGAACCTTTTTTCCTTTGGACATTGAGACTGATTCGTTGTACAAATTCTCAAAAGTTTCAATCATAGCGGGAACCATGATGAGACAGAGTTGTCCCAAGTATTCCTTTTTCGCTTCAACAAGTACGTTCAAATTGTCCATACTACAGTATACTGAAATAATTTTACCCCTTCCTGTACGCACTCGCAGCTTTTCGTAAATTTATCAATGTTGGAAGTTCGGGTTCTTCATACACCTCCTCCTCCTCCTCCCTGACCTTTTCTTTTTTCTTTTTTTTAGGTAGCCACGACACAAAAAGACTGATATCTCCCGCAAACTGAACGTCAAAGCCTCCTCGAATCAGTTGTCTGCTGAGGTATCGCGCAGCCGCCTCTCTGTCAAATTTTGGAAACCCTAACACATAGGGAGGCACCTGAAGAAGAACAAATTTATCCCTCCCCAACTCCACCTGTTGTCGTATTTTTCTTTCAAATTGTTCATAAATTTTTTTATACAATTCTTTTTTAATCTCTTGACGCTTGACATCTAATTTACGAATTTCATGGATGTCTATCATCTAAATTTATTTAAGTTTTTCTTTAGCCGCTTCTAACTCAACAGTCGTCGGAACAACTTTTTCCTTGACCAAGTTGAAATCCACAAACTCCCTGGCGACATCCTCCACGTACGGAGACAGTGTAGACGGTTCCTCGACATCCATCGGCTGTGTGCGAAGAGACAACACCCTGACATCATCACCCTTCACAGACAGTGTGGCGACCACGGAAAAGCCAAAGGCGAAACCCTTCGCACGCACACACATAAACATACACTTGTACACATCCTGGGTGTCGTTGGTGTACTTTTTCACCGCAGTGGTTTCGATGATGTACGAACAATCATCTGTACGTCTGACGATTTCTTTATTTGTCGTCAGCACCAACTTTTCCATCAGGTCGTGGTCGATGATCGTTTCTACTTCTTTGTACCCTTTCAGGTCGTATTTAGGGTCATCCAGCTTCACCTGAGTGACGGGCTTTTCATACCCAACAAACCCAAAGAGCTCCTGGTAGTTTTCAGTCGGCACAAGCAGTCTGAAAGCAATGAGTGCGATGATAATCAAGATGATAGTCCTCATATATATATACTTGCGTTAATTATTTTAGAGAAAATAATCGTTGTATTATAAAATGTCACTCCTGATATTTAGTCCCAAATGCCAGCACAGCAGGGAACTCATTGATTTCATCAAGGCGCGACCACAACTTCAACAACTCGTGCACTACCACAACATCAACCAAAGAGGTGTCCCTCCTGAATATAGAAACAAAATCTCACGCGTCCCGACGATGCTCACAAAGAATGGGAAGATTTTGGTCGGTGCCGAAATCAAAGCCTGGCTGATGTCCCTCCTCCCATCCGAGGAAGTGAATCACATGGA